TGTTCCTTCATGAGATCAGAATCAACCGCTTTAACTTTGTCATCATGCATTTTTGCATAATACTCAGAACGCGATTTCGCGATCTCAACCGGTACCCTTGCCAGCACAAGGCCGCCAACTCCGATCACTCCCTTGTATTTGCCATCTTCAACAACCGGATAGTCTGAATCCGGATATTCATCAGCTCTAACTAATTCGTATCCTGATCTTAGTCTTCCTGTGATATTTTTTGTATCTTGGAATCCTAATGATTCAGCCCGTAGCCATCTGTGTTGAAATCCTGTTGGCGCAGGGGGTGCATCTAAAGATGATGGTGGAGTCCAGACTTTTGGTTTAGAAGTTTTCTCTCTAGTCTGACTCGCACGAGAAGTTCTTTTATTATCGTTTTCCATATGCTTAAACCTCCTTCGTGATTTTTAATTGTTTCGCATATTCTTCAAGTGGCACTCCTAATTTTTTAGCGATTGCTACCTGTGATGAAGTGAGTCTCACAGTTTTTGAGCGACCAGTATTTGTGCTTCGCTTCGCTGAAGCTACTGTTTGCACCGGTTTGGTCGTAGTTTCTCCCGTATCAGTATTATTACCGAATTTATTTGGGAATTCAAGTCTTATTCTCTTATCTATTTCAGAATAATACTCATCTGTCTGTGGATCATAGCCTTCTTCCTCTGTAAGCTTCTTATGTAGGTCAAAAGCAGTATAAGTCATGGCTGTATCTTGTCCAAACCATGCATTTTTAGCTGCCCATTGTTCAGCTTTAGGATCAGGTGATCCTTGTGAAGCTGTTTGCCTATTAAGATTTACTTCGGGTTTTGGCTTATCTTCTTGTTGTTTTTTATACTCTTCTTGAGCAACTTTAGTTTCCTCAAGTTTAGCTTTTTTATAACCAAGTTCAGATATTGCAGTTAAAGCTTCCGCTTCAGCTTTCAAATCATTGGCTTCTCTAGCTGCTGCAAGTTTAGCTTGCGCTGCTTGTACTCCGGACGTAATACTATCTTCTGTAGATTGTAAATATCCTGGTTCAAGCTTAGAGATTTTTGCTTCTGCTTGCTCTCTCAATTTAATTTGAGCTTTTGCAAATTCAGCAGCTTCTTCTTTTTGTCTCTCTGCTTCTCGCCATTTCTTAGTTAGTTTAGCTATTCTTCTTTGTACTCCTTCAGAGTATTCTTTTAATTCGTCTTTCTTTTCTTCTGTCGCTTCTTTCTCTTCGCTTTTAGTATCGACAGTCGTCTCTTCCGCAACGGGCTCCACTGGTTCAGTACTGCTCGTCTCAGTTGATTCAACTGCTGCTGTGTCAGTAGATTGTTCCTCCTGATTTATTTCAACTTCAGTATCAGGTCCGGATGTATCAATGTCAACAGTTTTTTCTACTTCTTGCATAGTGTTCTCCTTCTATGTTTAATATTGATGAAGTATATCTTCGGGGTTATCGATTGTAGCTAATACTTCATCATCGTTTAGCAATCTAACTTCACCCCCGTCAATTTGTATTCGTGATCCTGCATAACGTGCAAAGATCACCCAGTCACCCTTCTTGCACCATGGGCCTTCTGGAAATTTTTCTTTATCATAACAATGTGGACCTTGAGCTAACACAAGTCCGCATGTTGAACCAACTTGTTGCTTCTCTAAAGTTTCTTGTCCAAAATACAATCCACCTTTTGATTTTTCAGGCATTTTAAATGGAAGAATTAACATTCTCCATCCTGTAGGTTGTGGTAATTTATTTGATTCTTTTTTCTTTAGACGTTCATAACCATCAACTTCTTTTTGATGATCCTCTTTATATTTATCTAATAGTGCTGATTTAATCTTCGGTTTTTCCGAATCTGATGATGTTGTCTTCTCTCTTAGTATCATTTTCTTGCTCCTTTGGGTTTAGCAGGATAGAGATTTCCTGTAATATATTTATATAGGCATGTGCCTGTCCCAACATATACTTATATTTTTCCATATTGTCAACAGCACCAGCCATCATGCTTTCTCCTACAGACTGATATTTGTCTTTTAATTTCTTTTGAACTTTACTTATTATTACTAGTTCTTCTGGTAACATTCTTTCTCCTTTTGTTTAATAGTTTAACTCTAATATTCCAACACCATTCTGTTATCTTAATAATATAAGTCTCTACAAAAGAGACTGCATCATCAAGTTTAGCAAAACAATTATAAATAAATCTATCTAGCACTTCCACCTTCTTCTAGCCTGTCTAAGTCTAGAATTAGGATCTGCTGCTGCTTTAGGGAACTTTTTCATTTGTCCGGCCGATCTAGCACAATATGATTTACGTCTAGCTGCAGCTTTTGATCCTGGCTTGACCTTTCCAGTGACCGCTGTTTTTAATTTAGATCCAGGATTTTCTCTTCTGTATCTTGCAACTCCAGCTTTGGTCATACCAGCGCCGGATTTTGTTGATCTAAAATATTTTTTAGTTTTAGGTGGTTGCTTATCTCTTCTTCGCATGTTTACCCATTTTCTTAATATGTTTTTTAACTATCTTAGCTTGTTTAGCATGTGTCTTTGATGCTTTCTCTAAACCTTTAGCTACTTTTTTTAATCCCCTTACCATTATATTCTTTGCATCCTTGGGTCAGTTGATAAAATATTTTTTTCTGCTTTTGGTCTAGCTATAGAGTCCTTACTTCTTTTTCTAAGTTGAGCAATAGCAGATTCTTTTAACTGTTTTTGTTTTTTAAATTCTTTTAAATCTTTTTCTAAGTTCATTTTTTCTTTTTTACAAATGTTGCAACGTTAGTAGGTTTGCCTCCCGGATTACCTGCAGCTCTCTTTCGTCTGACAGCAGAGGCCTTTTGACCTTTTGTCATCCGTGTGGCTTTTGCAAGTGGGACGCATTTTGGATACTTCCTCTTGCTTCCTTTGCTTCTCCCGCATGGTTGATACTTCCCGTCCTTCTTCGGTGCTCCAATGTCTACCCATTTCTCGGATACCCATTTTCTTAATCCACCTTCTGAATAATAACTACGCACACGTTGCTCTTTTTCTTCTTGCTAAACCAGCAACCATGTGACCACCATTGGCAGCTTTTTTTCTGTTTTTCTTTTTACCACCTGGTGTAACTTTTCCTGAACATACAGCTGATGCGTACATGTTAGCGTACGCCGAAGGGTAAACTTTGAATTTACGCTTCGCTGCTGCTTTACCTCTTGGACAAAGTTTAGCCATTATGATTTCCTCACTTGTTTTTGCATTGGTGATTTGTAAGCTTTCATTTTTTTCTTCTTAGTTTTTTTATTACCAATTACACCTCT